GCCTCTTTGGTGATGCGCAAGCAATCCGCACGCGATAAGCGTAGGTCGAGCAGCGGATACTCGCGCCGCTTCCAGTAGCCGAGCGCCTGCTTGCCGTAGGTGTCGTGCCACTGCGTATCCCGCGCCCGCTGCCATTCGTCACGCGATATGCCGAGGCTCTGAACGATGTGCGTCCAAGACTGGCGCTTGCACCAGCGGTCGATGACGCGCAGCTTGAACTCGGTCGTGCATTTGCGGTTGCCGGGTGCGCCGCCTGCCATGTAGACAGGGAGCGGCACGTCGCGCTCAGAGCGCATCACCGCCTGATACAACGTGTCCGGCTCGCCAAAGCGCGTCTTTTGTACCTCGACAAAGCGGATACCGTGCGCCGCCGCGTAGGGCTTGGCGACTTCCTCGATATAGCGCAGCGTGTCCGGGTTCTCCGAGTCCGCGCCCACGTTCGCAAACACCAGCGCGTCGAAGTAGATGACGCCTTGCGCCGCCAGCACGAGCAGGGCGTTGGACTGGACGCCGCCGCCATAACTGAGGATGCGCCCGATGGTAGATTGTGCTGGTAGCAGATACATAACAGCCCTTCCGGTTATCCCCGGTCTGTTTCGTACGATTCGCATAACCTATCCGAACAGCGCTAATTGCACGCTGTCAACCTGGCCCTGGTCGAGCAATACGTCATTCACGCCGCGCTCTGGCTGCAAGACGGCCATGAGCTGCGCACCAATCCACTCGGTATAGGCGGGCGGGATGGACTGCGTGAGCTCGTACTTGGACATCCAGTAGATGTCCATCGCCTTCTCGCCATCCTCTTTGGCGAATTGCCCGCCTGCTACTGTGATCACGCCGCCGGAGCGCCATGACCCGGTGCGACTGCCGTTATTCAAGCTGCCCTTGCGACGGTCATTGACCAGCCGCCCGCTGCCAATAACAGCCTCATGCTTGCGATGAGGTGGCGCGTGCAGATCGAACGATGTCTCAAACTTGCGGTGTCGGTAGACGGACAGTCCCATTGAGTACCCGCATAAGACGGTTGCATTTTCGAGCGGCGCATCCTCAACGTTTTCGATGACATAGGGCTTGCCCGTCCGTTTCAGCAGATCGCGCACCGGCTCGATCAGCAGCGGATACTCGTTATCCTTGAGCCAGGGCAGGTGACGGAGACGGCTGTATCCCTGGCATGGCGGGCTGGCGTGGATCGCGTCAGCCAGCGGCCCATAGCGGCGGATGAAGTCAAGCGCGTCCATCTGCAAGAACGGGAACGGATAATGCGGCTGGGGCTTAATGTCACACCCGATGACATTAAACCCCGCGCGCCAGTAGCCCATCGCCGCGCCGCCCGCGCCACAGAAGGCGTCAAGCAGGAGCGGCGCACCGGGACGCCAGAGCGCCAGCCATTGCACCAGGCGCGGGATGTTTGCAAGCTGCTGTTTCATCCGTTCCCCCTCGTTCGTTTCGAGTACCCCTATACCCAAAACCTATTTAGTTCAAACTCGTCATGGTCCACGTTTTCGGGTACATTCTGAGAAGGCACGGTAATCATCCTTTCTGCGGGGCGCGCTCCGAACGCGCCCCGCGCCTGCACGGGTCTAGGAGCCGTTGCCGCTGCCGGCGTGCGCCAGTCGCGCGCCGGTGGGCTGTAACTGGCTGGCGAGTCGGTCGCGCATCTGCTCATTGTCCTGCTTCAGTCGCGCGACTTCTTCCTCGAGCGTTTCGCGCGTGTCAGCGTCGATGGACACGCCAGCGAGTTCCACATCTTCAGGGCGCAGCCACACCGCGCCCACGCTGCCAAAATGGGCCAGCACGATATTCGCGAGGGCCATCGAGTGGGTCGCGCCGGTTTCGTATTTCAGCAGGCTTTCGAGCGCGCGCTGAAGATTGGCGACGTGCCCTTCCAGGCGCGCGACTTCACTCTCCAGATACTCTGCGTACTCGTCGGCCACTGCCGAGCTTCCGGCCGGGCGCAGGTCCGACACGCGCACTGTCTTGACGCCGAAGGCCCGGAAATCCACGCGGGCCAATGTTCCATTGACGCTCAGCACTTCGCCGAGCGTGTCCGGAAATAGAAACGGCCCACCGAAATTGTTGGGATGACAAAGCATTTTGGTGGTGGCGACGATGTCGCCGGATTCAATGCAATCGCTCTCAGGCATTTTGTTCCTCCCGAATTGGGTAAACGGCGCCGGCGCCGCGCACGACCAGGTCATCTGAGGTGGGTAGCCCTAGCTGCTTGCGCATCTCGTCGAGCTTGCCTTGCTGCGTGGCGTAGCGCGCCAGCAGGCCGGTGTGTTGGGCCTGCAGCTCGCGATAGCGCGCGGCCTGCTTCAGGCCGCGGTCGTATTCCGCCGACAGCTTGGCGTTGGCAGCGTCGAGCTGCTCGCGCAAGCTGCCCTCATACTTCAACGTGCCCAACATCGCCTGCGTGACTTGGTTCTCTGCGGCGGCGAGCTTGCGCTCCGCCGCGGCGAGGTGCTCTTTGAGATCGCGCTCGCGGGCCAGAGCTTCGGCGTGTAGCGCGCCAAGACGGTTGATGGTCTCAGCGTAACGGCGCGCCTGCTGACGATATTCCCACGCCGTGCGAAGCGCATTCGCCCGCGAGCGGGCCATGCGCTCAGGGGCGCGGCGGAGCAGGCGGCGCTGCCGGCAGGCCTCGCGGTAGGCGTCGCGAAGGGTAAGGCCGGAGCCGACGGGCACCAATCCATCGGCGACGGGAAAGACTACGCGCCAGTAACAAGAGTTCGCGTGGTGCTGGACGTGCAGCAGGGCGCTCCCGTCGGGGCGCACCCAGCCGATCTCGCGCATCTCTGCGTCGCCAAATTTGACGACGCGGAGGTTGCGTTTGTTCGAGTTCGCGCAAAACTTTTCGTTCATGGGGTTCTCCTGGATATTTTTAACGAAAAGTGACGGGATGAATGCGCCGGAATGCGCTAATCAAAGTCATCGGCGTTGTCGCCGCCGGGCCTGCGCCCGCGCTTGCTTTCTGCTTTCAACCCTTTGTACTTTGGGCTGCGGCGAATGTACACTGCATAATCCCCGCCATCGAGCTTGCGGTAGAAAATTTCCACCTGCTCGTCGAGCCCGCGCTTCTCAGCCGCAGCCTTGAGCTGGTTGCAGCAAGATCTCGCTTGAGTTTCCCGTTCAAATTCAAGCATTAACGCTTGGCTAGCGAGCGTTTTCTCAAGCCTGAGGAGAATCTCCTCAAAGAGCCCCGCCCAGTTCGTGTATCCACGCCGGGGCGGGATATCCCGAGCTTCGACGGTCTCGATGACCAGTGCCCAGGCGGTGCCCAGTTTAGAACTGGTTGCTCCGTTCTCAGATGGTTTCGCCATTTTTTCTCTCCTTTGGTCCTATATGGTGCTATATGGTTCTAATGATACACCCGTTCGTGGAGCGCGCCGGGCGCCGGGGCGATGATGCGCGCCCCGGCGTCGCTCTAGCGATCCAGATGCTTCGGCGGCACGTCGATGAGCGTTGGCTGCGCGGGCCGCCCCGCCTCTTTCGCGGCGTCGCTGGCCGCTAAGTTCTCACTGCATTCCGCGCATAGCCCGAAGGGGCTGGACGGGTCCACCGGGCGCGTCATGCAGCGCTCACATACACCCGCGGGCGGTTCGACCGGCGCGCTCTCGATGATCAGCGGCGCCTCGTCTTCATCGTCTTCCTGATCGGGCTTGATGATCCCCGCCGCGATGAGTGTCTGGGCGTCTGGTGTTGTCGGGGTGGCTGCTTCGGCGGCCAGCGAGATGGACCAATCCGCTTCTTGCTGCTGGCGGAATGCCTGGTCGAGCGCGGCTTCCATGCGCACGCCCGTCTTTGCAATCTGGCGCAGCGCATCTTTCAGAGAATTCTTGCGCGCGACCCACGCGCCCGACTTGCCCGCCGGCACGCGGTCTTTAGTCGTCCAGATCGCCGTGCCGATGATTGGGAAATAGGGTACGCCCGCCTGCTGGCACTGCGCCGCCTTCGCAATCTCATAGATTTCCGTCACGTAGCCGATGTCCGACGGAGCAAGCAGGTTTTCGGCACGCTCGGCCTCGGTCATCGGGCGCGACTGGTGCGTAAATTGAACCTGCTGGCGCGCGAGGTGGAGCAGGCCTTTATAGCCGATGGTAACCATCAGCTTGCCGCCCTGCTTCCAGGCATACACGTGGTCGCTGCCGGGCAGCGGGTCAAGGCCGTGCGCGATGGCGATCTGCGCCAGCATCGCGACGCCCTTCTGTCCGATCTCTTCTGCATTGGGCAGCATATAGGTGAGCCTGTTCGTCAGGCCCTTGACTTCTTCGCTGTCGCCGTACAGGGCGAGAGCGGAGTTATTCGCAGCTTGGGCGCGGGCGCGCTCGGTCTCAATGGCGCTCATTTTCAATTCTCGGTTTTCCTCCTTCAGGCGGGCGATTTCAGCTTCCAGCTCGTGGCGCATCTTCAGCGCCCACACCGGCCACTCACGCGGCGGTTCATCCTCGCGCGGTGCCTTCGGGATGCGCGGCTTGGGCGTCGTGTCCAGCCGCCGGCTCTCGCGGGCGCGCGCCCGATCTTCTGCGGTCAAGGCGCCGGGGGTCATCATTCCTCCAGAAACAGCATCGTGGGCCAGCCCGGCCCCCGGCGGTCCTCGCGCACCAGGCCCGCGCGCAGCAGTTCGTCCAGCGCGTCGCCCCAGTAGCGCGACGCCCGAACCTCGTGATAGCGCGATGCCCGGCACGCCCGCTCAATGGCGGTGTAAGTGCTCTTAGCATCCCTGCTTAGCGAGTGCCATTTCTTAGTTCGTCTCGTGGTCATCGTGTCCTCCCTGCACTCTAATTTTCACTCACCATTAGACACAGTATAGACTATAAAACATCATATGTCAACAGGTCGAATGGTGCGCGGTTGACATTATCGCGAATGGCGCTTATTATTGTATGAGAAGGGAGGTGCGGTCTTATGGATATTCGTTATCGCACCAGAATCGAAGACCATATCCGCATGGCGTCGAGCCGGTTATTGGCGAACGGTCAAGAGCCGATGTCTATGCGGAAACTCGCCGCTGCAACGGGGATCCCCTACAACACAGTGCGGCGATACGTGAACAAGGCTCAGTGCAACCCGAACTATGCCGTCATCGACACAATTCGGCGCTACCTGAACCAGTTCTATGAAATGCCCGAGGAAGGGTACGTCTGTCGAGAAGATGCGGAGCTGGGACAGCCAGCAGCGGTCGCCTAGGGCGCGATGCGCCTCTCTCTGTATTTGCGGTGCGAACGAATGTGCGGTATACTGATGTTGTCTGGGCACGATATGCGAGTTAAGATTGCGAATGGAACACCCTGCCGGACTCGCGTGCCCAGACAACACGCAATCGCCGGTGGGGTGTTCTGTTTGAGGCGACGATGAACGTAGACCCTAGCGAGATCAAACTCAGCAGTATCCGGCTCGACGGCGGTACCCAGCCCCGTGCAGAACTGCGCGAGGAAGTGATTGCCGAGTACGCCGAAGACATGCGCGACGGCGCGGTATTTCCACCCGTTGTGCTATTTTTCGACGGCGCGACATACTGGTTGGCTGATGGTTTCCACCGCGTCAAAGCGGCGTTCAGGGCAGGGCGTGACACCATTCGCGCCGAAGTTCGGCAGGGCACGCGCCGCGATGCCGTCTTGTATAGCGTGGGCGTCAACGCCGATCATGGCGTGCGGCGCACCAACGCCGATAAGCGCCGGGCGGCGATGACGCTGCTGAATGACGAGGAGTGGACGAAGTGGAGTGATCGTGAGATCGCCCGGCGCGCGCGCGTACACCATCAGATGGTATCCAGACTGCGCGCTGAACTCCATCTGGATGATCATCCAGATAGAACGGCAGAACGCGGTGGCATAGTCTACACGATAAATACCGCGAACATCGGCCAGCGCGCAGACGCTCCGGACGCCAGCATACACGTCAAAGATGCGCTAGCCGTCGCCGCCGAACGCCGTGCCGCACGCATCGCCGCCGCCCTCGACGGCGCGCCCGATCCGGTGATTGAGATCGTGTGCGCGTATGGCATAGACGAGCCGGCGGTGGTGGAAGATTTAAAGCGTATCGTCAAATCGGACGGCAAGCCGGGCAGCAGCGACACGTTCAGTGAGATTCTGCACACGGGCTGGATACAGCCCGGCGACGAAGACGAGGCGGTTCACATTACCGAGAGCGCCGAAAAGGTGCGCGCCGCGCTGCGCCTCAAGGCGGGCATCCACGCGCAGATCGGGGCGCAGGCTCAAAATGTCGAATTGGCCGATCACCAGCGGCTTAATCTCAGCACTAGTAACGAGTGGTATACCCCCACTGAATACATCGACAGCGTGCACGAGGTTCTAGGCGATATCGACGTTGATCCCGCCAGTAACGAATTCGCCAACCGGGTTATTCGGGCGAAGGTGTTTTACACCATCGACAATGACGGGTTCAGCAAAGAGTGGCCCGGCACGGTATTCCTGAACCCCCCATACGGAAGGGATGACGAGGGAAGCGATAGCAATCAGGCGCGGTGGAGCAGACGGCTCATCGAGCAGTTTAAGGCCGGGATCGTTACCGAGGCGATCATGCTCGTCAACGCAGTGCCGGGCAATCGCTGGTTTGCGCCATTGTGGGAATTCCCGATTTGCTTTGTCGATCATCGTATTCGCTTTTACAACCGCGATACGAAGGCCGGGCAGCCTACACACAGTAACGCTTTTGTCTACATGGGACCGAACATTGACAGGTTCGCAAGCGCCTTCCGCAAGCACGGCGTGATCGCCGTGCAGTATAAGCCTTAGCCGGCGGTGGTATAGCCCATGTCCCGCGAATTCGACGCTCAATTGGCGTTTGGCAAGATTGGCGAAGCCTACATAGCTAACTGGCTCAAGATGTTTGGCCAATACCACGTATTGCCCGTATACGAAAAGGAGATTCAAGAGGGGAAAGGCCCAATGCTTTTCCCGTCTCATTCTTCCCCGCTAGTTGCGCCCGATCTCCTGGTGTTTCGAGACGTGGGAGGAGGCGTTGCAAAGATCCGCTGGGTAGAGGCGAAAACAAAGAGCGCCTTCACGTGGCACCGAAAGTCGCAAAAGTGGACGACTGGAATCGATTTGCGGCATTACCAGCAATACCAGCGCGTAGCCGAATTATCGCCCTGGCCGGTGTGGATACTCTTTCTGCATCATGATGGGCAGGCTAAAGACTCGCCTCCCGGTTGCCCGACAGGGCTTTTCGGGGCTGATATTCGTTATCTGGTGAACCACGAGAGCCACCGCTGGCTCGGCAACGGCGGGGGTGGCATGGTGTACTGGGCACATGAAACGCTGACCCTGATGGCTACCCTTGAACAAGTGTACCGGGCTTCTGCCACCCACCAGGAGACGCCTGCGTCATGAACGCAACAGATACCGCTACTGACGCGCGAAAACCGTCCTGGTTCCCTATCGACAATGTTGTCATAGAGGACTTTAATCTCACGCCCTACGAAGGCTGGCTCTACGCGGTCATCGTCAAGTTTGCGAACCGTAAAACGGGCGAGGCCTTCCCCAGTCACGCCGCGCTTGCAAAAGCAGCGAACATGAGCAAGAGCAATGTGATTCGCTGCATCGCCAGCCTGGAAGCCAAGCGCCTGATCCACGTCGAGCGGTCAAGGAAGCCCGGCAAGAGAGAGAAGGCAGTCAATCACTATGTGATTCTCGATCCGCGTCAACCGGAGGTAGGTAGTGTCTCACAGACACTAGGTAGTGTCTCACAGACACTAGGGGTAGTGTCTGACAGCGACTATAACAATAACCAATTGAACAATACCAAAGAACAACTACAACAACCGACACCGGACGAGTCCGATCCCACTCCCCCACTCTCCGAACAAGTTGTGGTGATAAGTTCCAAAGAAACTCAAAACAAGCGCAACGGGAATAAGGCGAAAACCGTACCATCGGCGACGCCGGCGCCGCCCGCCGATCCCGCGTTTGGGGAATTGGTGCGCGCGTATGAGGCGGATATCGGCATTATCACGCCTACCACGCGCGACTTGTTGATCGAAGACTTTGACACCTATCCGCACGAATGGCTGCACGCGGCTATCAGCATCGCGGTGTTGCAGAACAACCGGCGATGGTCTTATGTGCGCGGAATCTTAAAGCGGTGGGCGGTCGACGGCAAGGATGCGCCCCGAGCCGGCGCAGCTCCAGTCGCACCGCCCCATATTCCGCCCGGCGTACGCGATTGTCCTATGTGCGGCGGCACGGGGATTATGCTCGGTGGGCAATCAGAATCTGTTCCCTGTCCCGCGTGCTTAGAGGCGGAGCAGGCAACCCGGGGGGGGTAAAATCATGAGCGTATCACGCGACAACGGGCACGTGCCAACCAAAATGGTCCCGCATAGCGTCGAGGCTGAGGAAGCGGTGCTCGGTTCAATTCTGCTGGATAATAACGCGCTAGACGACGTACGCGGGTTTCTGGCGCCGGAGCACTTTTTCGTTGTGCGAAATCAGTGGATCTTCGAAGCGATCTGCGCGCTGGACGTGCGGCGCGAGAGCATCGATTATCTGACGGTTGTCGCGGAACTAGATCGCGCCGGCAAGCTTGATAGCGTCGGAGGTCCTGCGTATGTGACGGAGATTATCAATCACACGCCGTCATCGATTTACGCGGAAACTTACGCGCGCATCGTGCAGCGGGCGGCGACGCGCCGGGGCTTGCTCCAGGCGGCGTCCCTGATTGCGCAGGCGGCGCACGACGAAACAACCGACATTGACGGCGCGATTGACCTATCTGAGGAGGCGTTATTCGCAGTCACCGCGCCGATGGCCGACGACGACATGGTATCGTTAAACAGTCTTCTGAGCGCGGATATGGATCGCGTAGAAGCAGCGCGGGCAGCGGGTGCGCCGGCGCTGGGCGTGCTGACCGGATTTGCAGATATCGACCGCACGCTGCACGGGTTTCGCCCGTCCGATTTCGTGATCATCGCAGGGCGCCCCGGCATGGGCAAAACAGCCTTTTTGCTGGCAGCAGCGCTCAACGCGGCAAAGGCGGGCGCGGGGGTGTGGTTCGGAACACTTGAAATGAGCAAAGAGCAGGTGGCCCAGCGCCTCATATCGCAGGAATCGGGTATCCAGCTGCAGCGCATCACGGACGGCAATCTGAACGACGCAGAGTGGAAAATCTACGTCGATACGGTGGCGCAGCTTAATCGGTTGCCATTGTACGTGGATGACAACGCGCACCTGACTCCGACGCAGTTGCGCACGAAAGCGCGCCGCGCGGTGCGGCGTCGTGGCGTCAAGGTGATTATGCTCGACTACCTGCAGCTAATGGTCACAGCGGACAAGTCCGAAAACCGCACGCAGGAGGTCTCGCAGATTACCCGCCGTCTGAAGCAGCTCGCGAAAGAATTAAATGTCCCTGTGGTGTCTGCTGCGCAGTTAAGTCGCAAAGTTGAGGAGCGCGCCGACAAGCGCCCGCTGCTGTCTGACTTACGCGAAAGTGGTTCCCTGGAACAGGACGCCGACGTGGTAATATTCCTCTATCGCGAGGATTATTATAACGAAAATAGCGTGCGGGTGAATCAGGCGGATGTGATTATCGCCAAGCATCGCAACGGGCCGACGGCGACGGCGACGCTATTCTTCCGCAAGGAACTGACGCAATTCGCGAACCTGACTCGAACGGAGGTTAACCTTGTTGGCCTTTAGCGCGCACACACACGATGCAAACAGCACGCTGTGGAATTGGTAGGGGGCGAGGTCATGAACAAAAGCGAGTTGGAACGCGAGTTCTTGTTTTACTGGCACACGCTGGCCCCAACCGGCTGTGCCTCGCCCGTGTCCGAGTACAAGTTCGCTCGCCCTGCGCGGCAGTGGCGCTTTGATTACGCGTGGCCTGATCGCAAGGTCGCGGTCGAGTTAGAGGGCGGCGTGTACACCAATGGGCGGCATGTGCGCCCCGCTGGCTACCAGGCGGACGCGGAGAAGTACAACGCCGCGACGCTACGCGGGTGGCGCGTGCTGCGCTACACCGGGCCGATGCTTTCCGAAGACCCGGCGCGCGTGGTGAGCGAAGTCGCGCAGCTGGTGATGGGGATCAAGGTGGCGTCGTAAGCAACCTCACGGCTAAAGCCGGGTGTATCCGGCGGGATGGAACGATGATAACCTTTGCGGCGATTAACGAAAAGGGCGGATCTGGCAGGACTACCGTCTTCACCAATCTGGCGGCCGGCCTCGCCGCGCGGGGCCGGCGGGTGCTACTGGTTGATGCGGACGAACAGGGGCACGCCACGATTGCCTGTGGTTTTGAAAAGTTCGCCGGGCTGTACGATTTGATGGTGCGCCGGCGGCCCTGGTCCGAGGTGTACTGCGCAGTGGATCCGGCGTGGTATGGCAGCGGCGGGTTGAGCAATCTGTATGTGGCCGGTTCAAATGTCGAGACGCGCAGCATCGCGCTCAATATCACCGACGCCTGGACGCTGGCCGCGCGGCTGCGCGAGGTGGCAGATCAGTTTGAGTTTTGCTTGATCGACACGTCCCCCACGCCGTCGCTGCTGCATAGCACAATTTATCTGGCAGCAGATTACATCATCTGTCCAACAGAGCTTGAGGTGTTGGGCCTTGATGGACTGCATGAGTCCGTTAAGCGAGTGCAGGCGGCGCGGGCGGTGCATGGTGCGGATTTGCGGTTGGCGGGGGTAATCCCCAACAAGTGCCGGCTTGCGACGCTGGAGCATCGCGAAAATCTGGCGCGCCTGCAAGAATGGTTCGGCGATGCAGTCTGGCCCCCGGTTTCGCTGAGCATTATCTGGCCTGAGGCGCTGGCCTATAAGCGCCCGGTTATCATGCACGCGCCGGACCACGACGCGGCGTTTTCGGTTTGGGAAATGGTAGATCGCGTGGAGGCACTTAACAGTGGCAACAGAGCGTAGGCAAGGCGAACGGTTAGGCCAGCCAGCGTTGACGCCAGCAGATGCGGCACAGCGCATCTATGGCACGGTGCGCCCCGTGACACTGGATGAAATCACCATCGACCCGGCGATCCAGGTGCGTGTGGACGGCCTGGATGAAGCGCGCGTTGAGCAATACGTCGAGTTCCTGCTGGGCGGTGGCGCGTTCAAGGACCCGATCATCGTCTTTCAGGAGGGCGAGGACCTGGTGCTTTCTGCCGGATTCCATCGCTGCGAGGCTTACAAGCGGGCGCTTCCGCGCTTTGAGCCGACCGTGCTGGCGCCGGAACTTGCCCCGCTGCTCGCCGAGATCCGACAGGGCGGGCGCGAGGCGGCGATCGAATTCGCCGAAGAGGACAACCTGGCGCACGGCTTGGAGCTGCGCCTGAAAGATAAGCGGCACCTGTTGGAGCGGCGCTGGTTGCGCGGGCACGCCTGGCAGCATCTGAGCAACCGGGCGATTGCCGCAAAGCTGGGAGTCAACCGCGAAACGGTCGCGGCCTGGCGGGCCGAGTTGGAACAGGTGGCCGGAATCCGGCCACCTGAGCGCGTCGGCAAGGACGGCAAATCCTACAATGTGGCGGGCGTCCAGGCGGCCAACCAGCGCCGCGCCGAAGAGCAGCGCGAGAGCGGCAAGCAGGAGCCGCCGGTCGACCGCATGGCGGCGAAGCTCGCCTGGCTGCAGGACGCCGTGCTCGCGGTCGTCGCCGACCAGCCGCCGATGACCTATCGCGAAATCGAGTTCGCAGTCAATGCGCATCTGGGGCGCATCGCCAACCCGGGCTTGCTGTCCGAGGCGCTCACCCAACTGACGCGCGGTGGCCGGCTGCGCAATGTGGGCGGCGGGCGGTACGCGCTGCCAGAGCAGGCGGGTGATTGGCTGGAACGTTTCGCCGAACGCGGCGCGCCGCCTCAGATGGCGACGGCGGCGAATGGCGCGCCGGCGCACTCGGACGATCACGACGAGGCGCTGGACGCGGCGTACCGGGCGCTCGCCGTGTTCGGTCAGGCGGTCCGGCACGCGGACGAGTCGATCCGCAAGCTGTTCGAGATTCGCGGTATCCGCGCGCTCTACGCATTGCCCCCCGAGCGCATGAAGCAGGTGTACGGGGATGTCACGGCCCTGCGCTACCTCGCCGAGGAACTGTCAACCTACTGCGATGAGCAGCTCAAGAAACTGCGCCTCATGGCATGGACCGGGCGGCCGTATGACGAGGAGGGCGGCGAGGCGTGAGCGAGAAGCAGAAGGGAGCGGGAATGAGCGAGCAGGAGCGCGAGGACTACGTGTGGCGGCGCATCCGCGAGCATGAGGAGCGCGGTGACACGAGCTACAACGTCGGCGACTTCTACGAGGAGTGGGACACGCGAGAGCGGTACACCGGCGGGCCGCTGGCGCCACCGCACCGGCTGGACAACCCGCTCGATTGCCCGTACTGCGGCAGCGTCAATGTGCACTACATCGGCGACCTGTGGCAGTGCAACGGCTGCGGAGAAGTGTTTCCTGATGGAGACCTTGCCAGCCCGGTTCCGCCTTGCCCGCGCTGTAGCAGCACCGGCGGGGAAGCGTTGACCTTCGAGTATCAAGCGCTGCTTGGCGGGCGCTACTACTGCCCGGATTGCGGCGCAGCGTATGGTGAGAGACTCAAGGACGGTGAGGCGTGAGCGAGAAGCGGAAAATCCACCTGCCGACCGAGAATCGGCAGAGCATCCAGCTCGCGCCCGGTGTGACGCTCGTGCTGGACGGCGCCCGGATGCGCGGGCACACCGTGGCCGTGCTGCCGCCGGGCGTGTATGACGTGAGCGTTGAGTGCCACCTGAGACGCGCGGGCGGCGGCGCCCAGGCGCGAGCCGAGGCAAGTTTTCTGCTCGGCGTGGTAGGCGATGACGATGACTGAGAAGCGGCGGCGATCGTGGCTGGAGATGGCGGCGATCGCGGGGCAGCTCGTGCGCGAGCTGTCCCCGGCGTGCCAACGGATACTGGTGGCCGGCTCGCTGCGCCGGGGCAGGCCTCAGGTCGGCGACATCGAGATCGTCGCGATCTCGGACGGCGATACCCTGCTGGACGCGACCGACGCCTGGCTTGCAAGTCGCGAGGTCTCGAAGCGGCTCAAGTCAAACAACACGCCGATCGCCTGGGGTGCACGATTTCGTGCAATGGTCTGGCGCGGCGTGTCGGTGGACTTGTTTATCACGACGCCCGAGCAGTGGGGCCTGATCAGCGTGATTCGGACCGGTCCAGGCACGCCGGACGTCGGGTTTGAGCAATGGCGCGGTGGCGCGAATCAGATGCTGGTCACGCCGCGGTCGAAAGGCGGCCTGCTGCCGGACGGGTTGCGCGTGGCGGATGGCTGGCTGTGGCGTGGCGAGCGACGGCTTAGAACGCCGGAGGAATCCGACGTCTTCCGGCTGATCGGGCTGCCGCTGATCGCCCCGCCCCTGCGCTCGTGCGCGGAATATATGCGTTGGAAGTCGGCTGGGCAGAACGGGATCGAGCGGTTGCGGGCGCAGCATCATCCGGCACTGCCCTGGGCGCACAAATGGCCGGCGGTCGGTTGGGGCGGGTATAATCCAGACGTGGTTTTCCAGCCGACGCGCGATGGGTTTTTGCCGTGGAGCATGGCAGCGCTGATCAATATGGCGGAGCGAGGCGGATGAGAGAGCAGCGAGAGTTTCCAACCTTTCGGGAGTGGCTTGGCGGGCCGATCGCGGAAGATTTGACAGACGACGATCTGGAGCGCTTTCGGCAGGAGAGCCTAAAAGGGGCGGTGTACGACCTGAGGAAGGCAAGTTTCGATCTGATGTGCGTGACAGTCTTCCCGTTCTTCGACGCCGCGATTGGTGGCTTCTCCCGCGTCTGGCGCACGGTTGGACGAGTGATCGGCTTGAGGTGGTAAGAGATGGACAGCGCGCGTCAAGTTAGCGATCTCAAAGAGGTCGTCGAGGCGCTGGGGAAAGCCATCGTCACGCTGGCAGAGATGATCGCCGAAGTGCTGCGGAAGGTCGTGGCAGAGGTCGAGCGCATCGTCGAGCGAGCGGCTCGCGGCTTTCTGGCGGCCCGCCTGGCGCGGCGGATCGGGCCGCGCCCTGCCCGGTGGCTGGCGCAGCGCTGTCCGCGCCGGTGGCTGCCGACGCGATCGGTCTGGCGGTGGGCGATCAGACAGTGGAGCAGCGCGTGATCACGTCCAGCCCGCCGCCCTCTCCACCGCCCAAGCGCAAACGTGCGCGGCGAGAGGAGATCTTGCTGTATATCTGCGACTACGCCAACGAGCGGAGCGGGCCGACGCCGTCGATTAACGAGATTGCCAAGCATTTCGGCGTCGCGTACTCGACCGTTTACCACCATGTGATGCGGCTGGGGCTTGATGGCAAGCTGCTGATCCGCGACGGCAAGCTGGTGGTCGTCGGCTCGGAGTGGTTCGAGCCGTCCGAGATTTCGCAGATCCGATAGCTTTCTTGAGAACATTTATTCGATAATATTAACGGCTCCCCAAGCCTTCCACAATCCTCTATACTGAGAGTGTCACTGGTGGCCGCCGCGCGCCCCCCTTACCGACGACGCGAGCACCAGCGCGGCGGCTCCCCTCTTCCACTTTGGGCGGCTGTACGGGTGAGGCCGCCCACGGAAGGGGAATAAGGACCTCGGCGGGCTGATCACCCGGCGGGCAATTGAGGCGGCTCCTGCGCGAGCCGCGAGCGGAAACGACGGCGCAGCGTCGCATTTGGCGTTGCGCCGTTTTTCGTGGCGATGACGGGGCGGGCCGGGAGCAAACACACCATGACGCCCGGGACGTCCGCCGGCTGAAGGCCGGGGCGCGGGCACCGTATCTGATACCGCACCGATGACCCGCCCCTCATTGAGCGAGGACTGATGGCAGCACGGCAGTACAGCGAGCATGACAAAGCCACGGCGATCAAAATCGTCGAGCGCTTCGGCGGGGAGATCACCCGCGAGGCGCTGGCGATGATCCGCCAGGCGCTCGCCGCGCCCTCGCTGAACAAATCCACGGTCTACCGCTGGGTCCAGGCAGCCCGGTTGCAGCCAGTTGCAGCAGGGTTGCAACCCGAAAAAAACGCGGTCGACGAGCACGCCCTCGACGTCGCCCTCGACGAGATGTTTGAAGAGGCGGCGCGCAAGTATCTGCAGCACGCGCTCAAAGACGACATCATCGGGGCCACGAAAAGCCGCGACGCCATGATGAACGCCGCGATCGCCGTCGACAAGATGCGCCTGCTGCGCAACCTGCCGACCGAAGTGATTCTCGTGCTGCCCGACCTGGTCGGCGCGATCGAAGCCGCCGGCCTGAGCGCCGGCGACGTGTTCAACGCCTTGCTGCAGGAGATCCGCGCCCATGCTGACCGTTGACCAGCTCGTCGGCGGCACGCTGGAGCGCATCGGTCTGCGCACGCCGGACTTCTCGGGCCCGATTCCCGTCCTGCCAGACATCTGCGACTGGGCCGAGGACGGCCACGGCTTCTACATCGCCGAGACGCGCCGCCCGATCGTCCTGGAGCCGCACCAGCGGACCATCTTGCGGAAGTTCAGCGAGCAGAACGTGACAACCGGCCGCTTCCGGTACACGACGTGTATCTACTCGACCATCAAGAAGAGCGGCAAGACGACGGTCAGCGGGCTGTATTCGCGCTGGTCGGCCGAGACGTGGGGGTCCTTCGGCGAGATCTACAACCTGGGCAACAAGCTGCCGCAGGCGCAGGGGCGCGCCTTCCGGAAGGTCAAGCAGAGCATTCTGCTGGCGCCGCCGGCGGTGCGCGAGCAGTGGGAGATCACGGCCACGCGCCTGACGCATCTGCCCAGCGGGTCGGAAATCGTCGCGCTGCCGATCAACGACGAAGGCGAGGCTGGCTCGAACCCCTCGCTCACCGTGTGGACGGAGCTCTGGGGGTACCAATACGAAGACGCGCTGCGCATGTGGGATGAGCTGCAGCCGGTCGCGACCCGGCCACTCTCTCAGCGCTTCATTGACACGTATGCCGGCTACGAGGGCGAGAGCGAGCTGCTGTGGTCGCTCTGGCGCCTGGCGCTCGACGAAGGCGAGCGGGTGGACGACGAACTGCCGATCGCGGCGCGCGGCAACGCCGGCCTCATTGCCTACATTGACACCGGCGTTGCCGCGCGCCGCATGCCCTGGCAGCAGGGAGACGAAGGGCGGCGCTATTACGAGCAGCAGGCCAAGTCCGAACGGCCGCACAATTTCGCGCGCCTGCACCTGAACGAGTGGCGGGCGAGCGTCAATGCGCTGCTGCCGATGCCCATCTGGGACCAGCTGGTCTACGACCGGCGGCAACTCGGCGACAACGTGCCGGTCTGGCTGGCGGCCGACGCGGCGGTGAGCGGCGATAGCATGGCCCTGATCGCCGTGACGGTGCAGCTCGAGGGCGACGCGGAGACGGTCTACGAGCTCGAGACGTGGGTCTGGGAGCCGCCGAAGGGCGGCAAGCTGGATTATGACACGACACTGCTGCCGGCCGTCGAGAGCGCGCTCCGGCGCTGGCGGGTGATGGGCGTGGCCTATGACGAATACCAGCTGCACAGCGACATGACCCGCCTGGCAAAGAAATACCCGAAAGTGCCCTTCTACGCGTTCCCGCAAGGCGCGCCGCGCGTGGTGGCCGATACGCACTTCGTCAAGCGCGTGGTGCAGGAGGGGCGCTTCCGGCACACCGGCAACCCGAAGCTGCGGGCGCATATCCAGAACGCAGACGGCAAAGAGCTGATGAGCGGGGAAGCGCTGCGCATCGTCAAGCGGACCGAGACGAAGAAGATTGACGGCGCGGTCGCGGCCAGCATGGCGAGCGAGTATGCCACCGAGTTGTGGGTGCCGACGGCCCAGGATTACAGCGTGCCGAAAGTGAGGATCCGCCGATGAGCCTGCGCAGCCGTGTCAGCGCCCTGATCGGCCGGGCGCGCACCACCTACCGCCTGGCGATGATGCAGCGCGCGCTGACGCCGACGCGCGACTGGTCCGAGCGCGATTATGCGTTCTGGGATAAGGCGCGCCGCGGCAAAGCCAAGGGGCTGGAGATTTCGGGCCTCTTCCTCAAGCCGCTCGGCTCGAAGGTGGCGGCCTGGACGCTGGGCACGCTGCCGCGCTGGTCGGCGGGCAGCGATCGCGCCGACGACGTGCTGACCGAGTGGTGGGCCGCGCGGCACAGCGAGGTCCTGCGCGCCTATGAGGAAGTCGTCGACCTCGGCCAGGGCTACCTGGTGATCAACCCGGATTTGAGCCTGACCATTCTGCCGCCGCATGTGGTTGAGCCGATGGTTGACGAGGCGGATTACAGCCGGCTCATCGGCTGGCGCGTGGTCGAGCGCCACCCGCACCCGACGCGCGCGGCCGAGTCGATGACCATCATCGACGAGTACACCCTCGAGCGGCGGGTCCGGCGCGTGCTGAAGGGCAGCGTCGAGCTGCGGCGCGAGGAGTTCCCGAACCTGATCGGCCGGCTGCCCATCATCCCGGTCGCGAACGCGCGCGGGGTGAACGAGGTCTTCGGTAGTCCGGAGGGCGTCGCGCTGGTCCCGCTGCTGCAGCGCTACGGCGAAGTGCTGGAGGCGGCGCTGTCCGGCAACAAGCATCAGGGCCGTCCGACGCCGGTCGCGGAATTCGAGAGCGTCGCGGAGATGAACGCGTTCTGGGAGTGGGCCGAGGATAACGGCCTGCTCGAGCGCTCGACCCAGACGCTCGACGACGGCACGACCGAGACCACCTACGAGCTGCGCTTTGACTCGGACAACCTGATGACCGTCGCCGGCGGCAAGTTCCAGTGGGCGCAGCCCGGCTCGTTCGCCAGCGACACCGAGACGCTGCTCGGCCTGCTGTTCTACCTGTTCCTGCAGCACACCGAGATTCCGGAGTTCGTCTGGGGCAACGCCATCGCGAGCAGCAAAGCGTCGGCCGAGGCGCAGCTGCCGCCGTTTCTGAAGTGGATTGAGAAGAAGCGCGGCGAGATCCGCGAGTGGCTGCTGGAAGTCTCGCGCGTGGTGCTGGCCTACAACGCGCTCTGGGAGCGCGGGGTCAGCGCGGACGGCCTGACGCTGGCCTGGGACCCGCTGACCAGCGCCGAAGACGCGATCACCCTCGAAGCCGTCCAGTGGGCCTACGCCAGCGGGCTGCTGACGCGGGAGGCGGCGCTCGAGCTGCTGCCGCTCGACGTCGAGGACGCGGCCGGGATGATTGCCAGCGCCGACGGCGAGCGCGCCGCGCGCCAGGCCGCCGCGCCGCTGGACCAGCTCGACATGGCGCAGTTTCGGCGCGACGAGCAGGCGGCCGACCTGCTGCGCGCCAATGGCAACGGTCAGTTAACGAGGAGCATGGCCGCATGAGACACCATCGACGTGTGACCGCTACGTTTGAGGCGGGCGAAACGACTGCGACGTACGCCGGCAACCAGATTGACGCCGCCGGCGGCATCATCACAGCCCGGCAGCGCACTGGCGACTTCTTCAGCGTCGCCGGTATGGCGGCGATGAACATCAGCATCCCGGCCGACCTGGCGGCGAACGTTGTGCGCCTGCAGTACCAGGTGGCCGCCAGCGCGGCGGGCCCGTGGGGCGATGCGCGCGACGAGGCCGGCGAGCTGATCCAGACGCCGAAGGCCGACAGCAGCAAGACCCTGCAGGACTGCAAGGGCGACGTGCTGCTGGTCGACGTCAACATGTTCGCGGCGGCGTTTGTGAAGATCGTGCCGCTCAATGTGGGCGACACGGCCGAGGCGCCCGGCGCGGTGGTTTTCGAGATCTCGCTCAAGGAGTAGGCGCGTGGCGCAGACCTGGCGCAACAAGCATCTGCAAGTCGAGCAAGCCGCCGAC